ATGTTTCCATCGTCCCGCTCCATCGGTTCCGTCCGGGCGCCGGTGGGTGCAGGCGGCGGCGCGGCCCACGATCCCTCGGGCCGCGCCGCCCGCTCCGCTTCGCTCTCGCTTCGACTTTCGCAACGACCGGCGCCGCCATGGGCGCGCCGGCGCTCTCTCGGGCAGGACCAAACGCAGCCGCGGCCGCAGCCGCGGGCGCCGGAGCGACCACTCTGGACAACGGAGACAACGCGCATGGCCCTCCCGCATCCCGCCCCACCTAACCTCGCGAGGCTAAGGCTCGGCGCCGCCGGCGCATCACCGGAATCGCGCGCGCTGGCGCATGATCTGGTGCTGGCGCGCCTCGCCGCCGGCATGGCCGAGGCCGTCGCCGCCTTCGCCGCCATGATGGCGGATGGCCGCCTAGATCACCGCGAGAAGATCGAGCTGCACCGGCGCCTGACGCAGCTCGGCCAGGAGATCGACGCGCTGCGCGCCCGGCTCGGGGACGGGCCATGACCCGGCTCTGCCCGCATTGCGGCGGGACGCTGCCCGAGGCGGGCGCGGCCGAAGCCGCGCCGCCGCCGACGATCGGGCTCACGCGCGTCCAGGCGCGGGTCCTCGACGCCCTCTGCGCGCTCACCGCCGCGCGCGGCCACGCGCCGACCTACGACGAGATCGCCCGCGTCACCGCGAGCTCGAAGGGCAACGTCTGCGTCGTCGTCGAGCGGCTCGCCCACTTGGGCTACGTCGCGCGCGAGAAGCGGCGGGCGCGCTCCTTGGTGCCGCTCTTCGGCGTCGACCGCAAGGCGTTGGTCATGCCGCCGCGCGCGCCGGATCAAGTGCCCGGGGCAGGCCCCGGATCCCAGTCCGGGGCAGGGCCAGACAGGTCCGGCGAGTGGCCGATCCGCTCCCATCGCACGCTCGCCGACACGCGAGCGTCAACCCAAAGGAGAATCTCATGACCAAGCTCGACCGCCCGAAGCGCAACAAGCGCGCGACATCGGCAAAGCGGGCCAAGCCCGCCGCCGCGCCCGAGATGGAGCAGAAGCAGATCTTCTCGGACACTGAGGTCTGCGCCGCCGCCTTTCGCGTGCTCGTCGAGCAGATCGCTCACTTCGACAAGCAGGTGAGCGATATCAACAAGCGCAAGACGCGGTTGTGGAAAAAGTTCAAGTCGGAGAACGGCCGCTCACTGCGCGCGGCTAAGAGCGTGGTCGCGATCACGCGGATGGAGGGCGCGGCGCAGGAAACCTACATGGCCGACCACGCCGAGCTGATGCAGGCGGCGGGGCTCGCGCCCGGCCGGTCCGTCACCAGGAGGGCCGTCGAGAGGGCGGCGAAGGCCGCCAACGGCGGCGGCAACTCCGGATCGCGGTCCGGGGCAGGCTCGCTCCCGACGACGGCGGCGGCCGTGTCGCAAGCGGCGCGCGAGGATTTCGCCGCCGGCAAGACGCTCGCGGACAACCCGTATCACACGTCCGCGCCGGCGCACGCCACTTGGGAGAGCGCCTTCCTCGCCGCCGTCGACGAGGCGCCGGCGTCGCGCGAGCGCGCCCTGGGTACCGCGCCGGGGCGCGACCGGCCTCTGCTGCAGTGACGGCGCTCGCCCTCGACATCGCGACCCGCACGGGCTGGGCCTTCGGCGACCCGGCCCGGGCGGCGCCGCTATGGCCGCGCCCGCTCGCGAGCGCGCCGCTCGCCTTCGGCGTCTTCGTTCTGCCGGGCGACGCCGGCGAGGGGCGCACCTTCGCGCTCTTCGCCGACTGGCTCGGCGCAAGATTGTCCGAGCGCCGCACCGAGCGCATCGCCATCGAGGCGCCGTTCATCCATCCCGATAACGCCTCGCAGCCGATGACGCGGAGGCTCTTCGGCCTGCGCGCCATGGCGCTCGTCATCGCGCACCGCGCCGGCATCCCCGTCGTCGAGCTCGCGCCGTCCTCGGTCAAGAAGCGCTTCGCCGGCAAGGGCAACGCCGAGAAGCTGGCGGTCATCGAGGAGAACTGGCGACGCGGCTACGCGCCAAACGACGACAACGAGGCCGACGCCATCGCGCTCTGGCACGCGGCCTTCGCGCCCGAGCGCGCGGCGGCGGCAAAGGCCGCGGCATGAGCCGCGAGCCGATCAAGGGCCGTGGGGGGGCGTAACGCGATGCGCTTGAACGGCGGCGCCGGGGCGCGCTGGGCGCGCGGCAACGTCCCCGACGCCGAGGCGCGCGAGAAGGACGATTTTTACCCGACGCCGCCGAGCGGCACGCGCGCCCTCCTCGCGGTCGAGACCTTCGAGGGGACGATCTGGGAGCCGGCCTGCGGCGACGGCGCGATCGCGAAGGTGCTTGAGGCAGCGGGCCACCGGGTCCTTGCGACCGACCTCGTCGATCGCGGCTACGGTGTGCCGCGCGTCGACTTCCTGCTTCATTGCCCCGAGCGCGCGGACAACATCGTCACGAACCCGCCGTTCAAGCTGGCCAACGACTTCGCCCGCCTGGCGCTGGAGCGCGCCTCGCGCAAGGTGGCGCTGCTGTGCCGCCTCGCCTGGCTCGAAGGCCAAGAGCGCCGCGCGCTGTTCGAGGCCTCGCCGCTGGCGCGGGTCTGGGTGTTCTCGAAGCGCCTCGCGATCTGGCGCAACGGCGTGGCCGAAGAACGCGGCGGCGGGTTGATCGCATTCGCCTGGTTCGTGTTCGAGCACGGCTACCGGGGCATGCCGAATCTCGGCTGGGTCGAGCCAGACGAGAAGCCCTTCGCCGAGGATATGCGCCAGCTTTACGCCGACGCGTATCGCCTTCGGATTGCCGTCCCGTGACCCGCCCCCTCGCGCTCGATGTCTTCTGCGGCGCCGGCCGCGCCGCGCTGCGTGCGCTTGAGGGCCGGCGGTCGGCGACATGATCGACGTTCGGCCGCCGGACGCCTTCGAGATCACCCGCGCGCTGGGCGGTCACTGGCGAGGGCGGCACGGGCTGGCGCGCTGCCCGGCCCACGACGATCGGACGCCGAGCCTCAGCATCACGGCCTCAACCGCCGGTTTCACGCTCGTCCACTGCTTCTCGGGCTGCACCCAGGCCGCCGTGATCGCGGCGTTGCGCGCGCGCGGTCTCTGGACCCGCGACGCGGGCGACGGCCCGGTCTACGCGCCGCAGTCGCTCCGCTCGGCGCCGGACGGCGACGCCATCGAGCGCCGCCGGCGCGCCGAGGAAATCTGGATCAAGGCGCGGCCGGCGTCCGGGACAATGGCCGAAACCTATCTCCGCTCGCGCGGCATCGCGGCCCGGCTGCCCGAGGCGCTGCGTTTCATGCCGTCGCTGCCGCACGCGCCGAGCCGCACGTCGTGGCCGGCGCTTATCGCGGCGGTCACGACGCTTGACGGCGCCCTCCTCGCGGTCCAGCGCACCTGGCTTGCGCGCGACGGCCGCGGCAAGGCGCCGGTCGAGCCCGCCAAGATGACGCTGGGGCCGATGGACGACGGCGCGGTCAGGCTCGCGACCCCGCACGGCGATACGCTCGGGCTCGCCGAGGGCGTCGAGACCGCGATGAGCGCGCGCAAGCTCTACAGCCTCCCCGTGTGGGCCGTGCTCGGCTGCCGGCGCTTCACCGCCGTTCGCCTGCCGCCGACGATCGAGACCGTCATCCTCTTCGCCGACCGAGGCGACGCCGGCTGGAAGGCCGCGACAAAGGCCGCCGATCGCTGGGAGGCCGAGGGCCGGCACGCCGAGATCGTCCTGCCGGAAAACCCACAGCACAAGGATTTCAACGATACGTTGCAGGCGCCAGCAGGCGTACCGGGGGTTGCGCGATGAACGATATAGTCTCCTTCCCGAAAGGCCGGCGGCCGGTGCCGTTCGAGACATTTACGCCCGGTGCCTGGGCCGGGCTCGATCCCCCGCCATACGACTGGATCGTCGAAGGCTGCTTCCTGCGCGGCACCGTCGCGATGCTCTCAGGCGACGGCGGGCTCGGCAAGAGCCTGCTGATGCAGCAGCTTTGCACCGCCGCCGCGGTCGGCAAGCCCTGGCTCGGCCTCAACACCAAATCGTCCAGGGTTTTCGGCCTTTTCTGCGAGGATGCGCGCGACGAGCTGCACCGCCGCCAGGAGGCGATCAACCGGCACTACGATTGCGACTATGCCGACGCGGGCGAGCGCGCGGTCTACGTCTCCCGCGCCGGCGAAGACAACATCCTCGCCCTGCCGGAGCGCCGCAACGACAAGCTGATACCGACGCAGCTCTACACCCAGATCTGCGAGGCCGTCCTGGACTTCGGGGCGCAGATCATCGTGATCGACACGGTCGCCGACGTTTTCGCCGGCGACGAGATTCGCCGCGCACAAGTTCGCCAGTTCGTAACACTTCTTCGCCGATTGGCTGTAAAGGCCCAAGGCTGCGTGATCTTGACGGCCCACCCTTCGCTCGCCGGCATGTCCAGCGGCACCGGCCTCAGCGGCTCCACCGCGTGGAACAACTCCGTTCGTTCGCGGCTCTATCTGAGCCGGCGCCATCAGGATTCCGACGATGAACCAGCGGAGGAAGCCCGAAACGAGCGCTGGCTAAAGACCATGAAGAACAACGCCGGCCCGTTCGGGGCGAAGATTCCGCTCGCCTGGCGCGACGGCGTGTTTCAGCGGACCGACCAGCAAGCTGCGCCGGGGCCGCCCTTGCTGGATCGGATCGATCTGCAATCGAAGTTGGTCGATACGCTCCGCGCTTTGGTGCGCGATGGCGCTTTCGTCGGCGCCGACAAGAGCTCGCCCCAGAGCTTAGCGAATCGCGCGCGAAAGCTGCCGCAGGTTCGGCCGTACTCGTTCGCGGCCGTCGCCGCCGCCGTCGATGAATTGCTGGCGGACGGCCGCGTCGTCCGGGTCGAACTCGGTCCGCCGTCGAAGCGGCGGGTGTATCTCCGGCCGCCGGACGCTCTTTACCCCGGAGAGAGCCCAGCATGATCGGCCGCGCGCGGGCCTTCCGACCCCCTTCCGACCCCCTTCCGACCCCCTTCCGACCCCCCCCTTCCGACGGGGTTCCGACCCCCTTCCGACCCCTTCCGACCCCCTCTTCTTCCGACCCCCCCTTATACCCCCCGGTCGGAAGGGACATGAGGGGGGCTTACGCCCCCTCATGTTTCAAGTTCCGGCGCGCCGGGTCGACCGGCCGCTTTTTCGATCGAGGATGACCGACCATGCCCGCCATCGCGCTCTCCGCCGCCGAAATCGCCCTGCCCTCGCCCGTCGTCATCAGCCTCATCGCCGCCGCGATGCTGTGGCCGCGCGACGATGAAGCGCGCCAGCGGGCCGAGCGCGTCGCCGCCGCGGCCGCGGTCGAGGCTCACCTCGCCGCCGGCGATCCCGTGCTGGCGCGCTTGACGCCCGCCGCCCGGCGCAAACTCGCGGCGCTCGCCCAAGGCGCCGCCGCGTCATGGTCGGCGCTCTACGCCGCCGCCGGCGCCGATTTGGCGCGCGGCCTCGCGGTCGGCATCGCCACGATCGACAAGATCGCGCTAGCGCCGCCGGCGCGCTCGGTCGCCGCGATCGCGCGCGCCGAGGCCAGCGCCATCGTGCTCGCGGCCGAATTCTCAGCGGGCTTCGAGGTGCCCGTGATCGCCGATTTCGACGAAGCGTTGCATCGTTTCCGCCCCGCGCGCCCATTGGTGGGCGGCCTGGGTCGCGCTCGCGCGCGAGACCGGCTCCGAAGCGCTCCCGGCGCCGCGCCGCTGCTCGATCTCGCTGAGGCCTGGCGCCCGCCGGCCGACGCGCTCCGCGCCCTGCCCATGGCGCGCCTCGCGATCGAGCCGCGCGGCGGCGCGTGAGCCGTGGCGCGCAAGGGACGCCGCGCCCGGCGCAAGGCGAGAGGCCCGATGCCGGCGCGTGAGGCGTCCTCGCTCGCCGCCCAGGCGCGCGTCGTCGGCGCCGGCGAGCGCGTGCGCGTCGCCCCCGGGCGCCGCGCGATCTGGGACGAGGCCGCGCTAAACGCCGAGGGTCGGCGCGGCGCGTGGGTCGACTACCCCGTCAGCGAGACCCTGCTCGACCGCATGCTCGACGACGGGCGCATCGGCGGCGACGAGTTCCGCGCCGGCTTGCGCTTTCAGGCCGTGTTCGCCTACGCCGGCTTGACCGCGCGGCCGGTCACGACGCAACCCGATCCGATCAAGATCGACGGCGGCAAGTGGCGCGAGCCGATCGGCGGGTCACTGGATGCGCTGGCGGAAATCGAGGCGGCGCTCGATCATGTCGGCCCCTACGGCGGCCTTGTGCTGACCTGGATGCTGGGCCACGGCGAGACCGTCGAGGCCTTCGTCTGGCGCTGCCGATCGAGCGGCCTCACCACCGGCCCCGGCCACGTGCAGCATATTCTCCGGGTCGCGCTCGGCGCGCTCGTCGCGTTCTACGATCGCCGCGCGCGGGCTTGACAGGACATGTCATGTCAAACTAGCGTCCGCGCCCATGTTGACGAACCGCGCCCGGGCCCCGCCCGACAGGCGCGGTTTTTCGTCCGGGTCCTTCCCCCAACCCCCAATCATATGCGGTGCGGAAGCGCGGGGGGTGCGTGAAATGTCAGTAAAATCAATGGTTTCTGTTGCGGGGCGATGAAAACGCTGAATATGGCGCAACTCTGCCACGCGCTCAAGCCGGCGGTCTCGATGCCGACGCTGCGCAAGATCATCGCCGGCAACGACGACTTCCCGGTCGTCAGCCGCGGCGGCAACGGCACTGCCTGGCGCTTCGACCCGGCGGCGGCGCGCGCCTGGTGGGCGAAGCATTGCGACGGCCTCGCGGCGGACGACACGACGAGGAAGCGCAAGCTCGGCCGCTGGTGGCAACAAGCCTACGGCGGCGACGAGGCGGCCGTCTCGTTCGACGATCGCAAGAAGGCCGCCGAGATCGCCTATCTCGAGGACCGCAACCGGCGCGTGCGCGGCGAGCTGGTCGAGGCAAGGCGCGTCGAGGCCGCGCTCGCCGTCGCCGCGGTCACGCTGCGCAACAGCCTGCTCCAGGTGCCGGCCGAGTTCGCCAAGCGCTGCGCCGGCCTCAAGCGCGGCGACGCCGCGATCCTGACCGAGATCATCGAGCGCCGCCTGCATGCCTTCGAAGCGGAGATCAAGGCGGCGCTCATCGTCGATCCCGACACCGTCGCCACAGCCTGAGGTGCCGCGCGCCGCGTTCGTCGACGCCGCGCGTCTCGTCCTCGGCGCGCTGCAGCGCCTCGATGCGCCTGAGCGCCTGACGGTCAGCGCCGCCGCGCTGAAGTATCGCGCGCTCGAGAACGCCGGCGGAGGCTACTCGGGCCCCTGGACCTTCGAGACCGCGCCGTATCTCCGGCGCCCGATGGACTGCCTCGGAGTCGAATCGCCGTACCAAACCGTGGCGGTGATGGGCCCGGCGCAGTGTGGCAAGTCCGACATCGGCAACAACTGGCTGTTGCACACGGCGATCTGCGATCCCGCGGACATGCTGACGCTCTTCCCCGACAAGCAGGTCGGCCACGACTACGTCCAGCAGCAGATCGAGAAGATGATCCGCCTCTCGCCCGAGCTCGCCGCGCGCCAGCTCGCGCACCAGGGCGCGGACAACATCCATTCGAAGCAGTTTAGCGGCTGCACGGCGTTTTTCGTCTGGCCGGTCGCATCGCAGCTCCGCGCGCGGCCGATCCCGCGCATCCGCATCGACGACTACGACGCCGTGCCCGAGGACATCGGCGGCGAGGGCAACGCGCTCACCCTCGCCGAGGGCCGGCAAACGGCGTTCGAGGGTTGGGCCAAGACCTACGTGAACTCGTCGCCCTCGCTGGGCGAGACGCGCGGCATCGAGGGCCTCGTCGCCTCGGGCACCGACGAGCGCTGGCACGTCCCGTGCAAGGCGTGCGGCGAGTTCTTCGCGCTCGCCTTCGAGCGGCTGAAGTTCGCCGAAGGCTCGACCGCCGAGGCCGCCGCCGCGTCCGCCGCCGTCGTCTGCCCGCATTGCGGCGGCGTGCACGAGCAGGCCGACAAGCCGGCGCTCATGGCGGCCGGCGCCTGGCTCGGCGCGGGCCAGGCGATCGCGCGCGACGGTACCGTCGCGGGGGAGGCGAAGCCGTCGCCGATCGCGAGCTTCCGCATCGACGGGCTCATGGGCTTCGCCTCCTGGGCCAAGCTCGCCTACGAGCGCCGCGCCGCCGAGCTCGTCTTCGAGCGCACGCAGGACGAGGAGGCGCTGCGCGCCTTCTGGAACACCCGCGCCGGCCACAACTACCGGGCGCAGACCGAGATGAGCCGGATCGACCCCGACCAGCTCGCCGACCGCGGCGAGGCCTGGCGCCTCGGCACGGTGCCGCAAGGCGTCGCCTTCCTCACGGCCGCGGTGGACATCCAGGCGAAGAGCTTCGAGGTTCTCGTCAAGGGATGGAACGACCGCGCGGAATCGTGGCTGATCGACCGCTTCTCCATCCGGCAGCTCGCCGACGGTCGCACCGACGTGCGTCCCGCGACGCACCCGGAGCACTGGCACGTGCTGCTGCATCGCGCGATCCGCGCGCGCTATCCCGTCGCCGACGGCTCGGGCCGCGAGATGGCCGTCGCCACCACGGCGATCGACATGCACGGGCTCGACGGTGTCACCGAGAACGCCCGCGCCTTCTGGCGCCACGCCCGCCGCAGCGGCGTCGGCGACCTGCAGATCACGCTGGTGCGCGGCTCCAACGTCAAGGCGGCGCCGATGCTGCCGAAGCCGAGCTGGGAGACAGACGACAAGGGACGCAAGAAGCCGGGCTCGGCGAAGTTCTTCACCATCGGCGTCAACAACTTGAAGAACATGCTGGCCAACCGCCTCGCGCGCGAGGACGAGGGGCCGGGCTTCATCCACTTTCCCGCCGACGCGCCCGAGGCGTATTTCGCCGAGCTCGCCGGCGAGGAGCGGGTCGAGGGCGAGTGGACGCGCATCGGCGCCAACGAGAGCTTCGATCTCGAGGTCTACGCTATTGCAGCCTATCTCCGGCTCCGGCCCGAGCGCATCGACTGGACGCGGCCGCCATGGTGGGCGGTCGCGAAGATCCCGGGCGCCAAGCCCGCGCCGCCGCCGGCGCCGGAGCGGCCGCCGCCCTTCGTCGCCGCCGGCAATCCGCCGCCGCCCCGGCCGGCGCGGCCGCGCCGCGGCGGCTTCGTGCACAATTGGTGAGCGATGGCCCAGCTCCGTGTCTCGCTGCAAACGCTCGCGGATATCCTCTGGGGCGGCACCGATCAGGGCCGTCTTTGAGCCCGAGGAGTAGCGCGTGGTCGAGATTCCGGTTCGCGAGCCCAGCGACATCGTCGCCGGCGACACGATCAAATGGTATCGCCTCGATCTGACGGGCGATTTCCCGGCGACGGACGGCTGGTCGCTCGCCTACACGCTCCGGTTGCGCTCGGGCACCGGCAACAAGATCGCGATCGCCGCCGCGGCCTCCGGCGACGGATTTCTCATCGCCGTCGCCGCCGCGACCTCGGCCGCCTACCCCGCGGGCGAGTACGAGCTCGAGGGCTACGTCACCAAGAGCACCGAGCGCTACCGGGTCTATCTCGGCACCTGCCTGGTCCGGCCGAACCTGGCCGGCGAGGCCGACGGCGCGCACGATTCGCGCTCGCACGCCGAGCGCGTGCTCGACGCGATCGAGGCGACGATCGAGGGCCGCGCCAGCAATGACCAGCTCGAATACACCGTCGCCGGGCGAAGCTTGAGACGCATGGCCTTCGCCGAGCTCCACGCCTTCCGCTCTCTCTACCGCGCCGAGGTCGCGCGCGAGAAGGAGGCCGAGCGCATCCGCCGCGGCCTCGGCTCGCGCCGCAACATCTACGTGCGGATGCCGTAGGAGCAGCCTGAGCCGTGGCCGACGAGAAGATATCCGCGCAGGCGGACGGGACGCCGATCGCGCCGGGCGACGCCTTCGTCGTCGCGCGCGGGTCGAGCAACGTCAAGATCGCGGGCACCGGGCTCGTCGCCATTCACGACCGCGAGAGCGCGACGATCGATGTCGTCAACACGCTGAACGAGACGACAATATTCACCCACAGCGTGCCCGCCAACGAGCTCGGCACCGACCGCGCGATCGAGGTCCAGCTCCAGGGCGACTTGCTTGAGAATGTGGTCACCGGGGCGCAACTGACCTGGCGCATCTATTTCGGCGGCACGACGATATGGAACGATGTGCTCGGGTCGGTGACGGCGATCAGCGCCAGCCGCCGGCCGTGGTGGCTGCATTTTATCTTGGCCGCCAACGGCGCCACGAACGCCCAGCGTCTCGGCGGCCTTTTCCTGCTCGGCACGGCGGGCGGGGCGACCACCGGCCTCGGCGACATCGATACGGACGAGATCGAATCGCAGACGCCCCTAATCAACAACAGCATCGCGATCGATTCGACCGTGGCGCGGACGCTTGAAGTCACCGTCGATTGGTTCTCCGCCAACGTGAACGAATCCGTGCGCCGTCACTACGCCCATTGCTCGCGCTGGTGACCGGTGGCCGACAGCAAGATATCCGGGCTGGCCGACGGCACGCCGCCCATGCCGACCGATCTCTTCCTGGTCGCGCGCGCCTCGGACAACAAAAGCATCGCCGGTGCCGCCACGGTCGCCATCCACGACCGCGAGGCGGCGACGACCGACGTGGCGAACACCACGACGGAAACCACGATCTTCACCCACAGCGTGCCCGCCAACGAGCTCGGCTCGGACCGCGCGCTCGAATGCATCCTCTTCGGCGACTACCTCAACAACAACGCGACCGGCACGTCGCTCACCTGGCGCATCAAGTTCGGCGGCACCACGATCTACCAGGACGCGGTCTCGGCCTCGGCAATAAGCGCGACGCGGCGCCCCTGGTGGCTGCAATTCGTGTTGGCGGCGAACAATGCGACAAACGCGCAGACGCTCGGCGGCCTGTTCTATCTCGGCACGGCGGGCGGCGCCACCACCGGCCTCGGCGACATCGATACGGACGAGATCGAGAGCGCGGCACCCATCGCCAACAGCGGCATCGCCATCGACAGCACGGCGGCGCGGACGCTTGAAGTCACCGTCGCCTGGTCCGCCGCCTCGGCGAACGCCAGCCTGCGCCGGTTCTGGGGCGGCCTGAGGCGCATCTAGATGACCGACTATGTCGTGAAGGAAGCCGACGGCACGTCGCGGTTCCAGCTCGAGGATTCGAGCGGCTTCCTGCTGCTGGAGCAGGCGTCGGGCGCGCCCGCCGCGTCGCTGGTTTCCAAGCCGCAACGTCCCGTTCACATTTTGACGAGGTAAGCCATGCCCGCCGCCGGTCGCGTCTACACCGCCACGTTCAAGGCCGTCGCCGTAACGGCGCAGCAGGATTTTTTCGAGATCGCGGCGCCCGCCGACGCCGCGGTCGAGATAATCTCCTGGTCGCTCTCCCAGTCGACCGAGGTCGGCGACGCGCAGGAGGAGCAGCTCACCGTCACCACCAACCGCGGCGTCGGTACCGTCACATCGGGCAGCGGCGGGACGACGCAAACGCCGCAGCCGGTCTCTGACGGCGACCCCGCCTTCGGCGGCACCGTCGAGGCCAACAACACCACCAAGATGGTCGTCGGCAGCGGCACGCTCGAGACCGACCTCGAGGTCTTCAACTGGAACGTGCGCGTGCAGATGGACAAGATATACACGCCAGAGGACCGGCCGATGATATCGCCGAGCAACCGCTGGACGCTCGAGCTCGAGACGACGCCGGCCGACTCGATCACCATTTCCGGCACCGTCGTCTTCCGCGAGATCGGCGGCTGAAACCCGAAAGGACCGCGCCCATGCTGAAAGGCCACGTCTTCGTCGAATCCGACATCCCGCCGGCGCTGCGCCGCAAGATGTCGCCCGAGCAACGCGCGGCCTGGGTCGCGGCCCAGACCGAGCGCTACAGCATCGTCGCGCATGACGGCGACCGCCCGCTCGTCGCCGGCGAGATCGACCAGCGCGCGCTCAACCGCCTGTCTTCAAAGGCGCGGCGCCTCGCCGGCGCGATGCTGAAGCTCGACCGCGCGACGCGCCGCGAAATCCTCGGCGCCTTCGACGCCGACGGCAACCTGATCCGCCCCTTCGCCCCCGCCTGAGGCGGGCCTTGGCGTGGGCGGCGTCTTTCGTCATCGCTTCGCGCCACAGCACCGCGCCGCAACACTCTCCGCCCTCACCGTTGCCGCACCGACGCCGGTGTCTCTCACGACGGGCCGCCCGCGCGCGGACCTGACCGACGAAGACGCGAGGCCGGCGCCCGGCGCCTTGCAAGCCCTTCGGGCGCTGAGCGTCGCACCGCCGCCGCCCGCCGCCTCCTCGGCGACGCGGTCGGTCAGCGCGCCGCCGCCTTCTCCGCCGCTCCGTCCGAGCGCGGCCGCGATCTCCGTCGCGACGGCGCGGCCGACGCCGCCGGCCGCGCCCGCCGCCGCCGTCGTGGCGCGCACCATGGCGCCGCCGGCCGCGCCGGCGCCGAACCCGATCGGCGCCTTGAGCGCGCGCACGGCCGGCATTCCGCCGCCGCGCGCCGCGGCCTATCGCGCCGCCGAGCATGCCACGCCGCCGCCGGTCATCGGCCGCGTCGCGACCCTGACCGTGCCGGCCGCGCCCGTCTTGTCGTCCCTGGGCGCGCGCCCGCACCCCGCCGACTTCGCCGCGCCGGCGATCGAAACCCGGCCGCCGCCGCGGGTCTTCTCGCTTTCGCCGACGCCGCCGGCCGTATCGCTTGCCGGCGCGGGCCGGCGTATCGACGCCGCCGCGCCGGACGCACCGCGCCGCCCAGGGACGGCGTTCCTGCCGCTGGCAACGGTGTCGCCCGCGATGCCGTGGCCCGCCCACCCGTTGCGGGTCGAGTCCCCGCTCGCCGCGGGCCCGCGTGTCGCCGCGGTCCCGGCGATCGTCTTCTCGCTCGCGGCGGCCCCGCCTTCCGTCTCGTTCGCCGCGCTGCATCGGCCGCGCGGTCTCGGCGGTGAAGAGCGGCCGCTGCCACGCATTGCCATCGCGCGCTGGATGCTGCTCTCGCCCTTCGTGCCGCCGCCCCCGCCGCCGCCGCCGGCGTTCGCGCCCGATATCCCCGCCGATGTCGGGCCGACCTGGCAGCGGCCGCGCGCGCGCTGGCGCGTCCGCGCCGCCTACACGCAAAGGATATGAGGCGATGGGAGTGATGTCCTGGCTCGGCCTTCGGCGCCGGACGCCGGCGCCCGGCGCTGCGCGGCGCAACTACGCGGCGGCCGACACGGGACGCCTCTTCTCCCATTGGCTCGCCATGCCCGACACGGCGGACGAGCTGCTGCGCCGCGGCTTGCGCACCATGCGCGGCCGCGCCCGCGAGCTCGCGCTCAACAACGATTGGGTCAAAGGCTGGCTGCGCCGGGCGCGCATCAACGTCGTCGGCGCCGCCGGCATCCGGCTGCAGTCGCGCGCGCTGACGGCGGACGGCGAAGTGGACGCGGCTCTGCGCACCGCCGTCGAAGCCGCCTGGACCGAGTGGGGCCGGCTCGGCGCGTGCACGGTGTGCGGCACCTACACCTTCCGCGACCTCGAGGTCGCCGTGATCGACGCGCTCAACCGCGACGGCGAGGCGCTGCTGCGGAAGGTGCGCGGCTGGGACAACGGCTTCGGCTTCGCGCTGCAGATCATGGAGAGCGACCATCTCGACGAGGACCTCGTCGCCGACCTGCCCAACGGCAACCGCATCGTCATGGGCGTCGAGCTCGACCCCTGGCGCCGGCCGGCGGCCTATCACCTGCTGCGCCGGCATCCGGGCGATCGCCGCTACGCGCCGCAGCCGGGCGAACGCTACCAGCGCGTGCCGGCCGACGAGATCGTCCACGTCTATCGGCCGTGGCGGCCGACGCAGACGCGCGGCGTGCCAGAGATGCACTCGGCGATGGCGCGCCTGCGCATGATCGGCGGCTACGAGGAGGCGGCCCTGGTCGCCGCCCGCGTCGGCGCCTCCAAAATGGGCTTCTACACCGAGACCGAGGCCGATGCCGCGACCGGCAGCGACCCGCGCGACGAAGGCGCGACGACGACGGACCAGGACGGCCGCGGCAACCTACTGCGCGACGCCGCACCGGGGCATTTCGAGGTGCTGCCGCCGGGCGTCGACTTCACCGCCTTCGATCCCGGCTATCCCAACGAGCAGATAGAGGCGTTCCAGAAGCACATGCTGCGCGGCGCCGGCATCGGCATGGGCGTCTCGTATCACGGCCTCACCGGCGACCTCTCCGAGGTCAACTATTCGTCGCTGCGCCAGGGCGCGCTCGACGAGCGCGACGTGTGGGCCGAGCTGCAGCGCTTCTTCATCGACCGCGCGCTCGAGCCGATCTTCGCCGAGTGGCTGCCGCTCGCCGCCGCCGCCGGCGGGCTCGCCATCCCGATCGAGGCGCTCGATCGCGCGCGGCCTCACCTGTTTCAGCCGCGCGGCTGGGAGTGGGTCGACCCGCTGAAGGAGATCGAGGCAGACGCCAAGGCGATCGCGCTCGGCACCAAGTCGCGCACGCGCATCTGCGCCGACCGCGGCGTCGATTTCGAGGACGTGCTCGCCGAGCTCGCGGCGGAGGAGGCGCTGGCCGCGCAATACGGCGTCAAGCTCGCGGCGCCCGAGGCGACGCCGCCCGCGCCGCGCCCGTCGCCGCCCGACGAACCGGAGAAGCCCGAATGAAGACGCTCGATCTCAAGCCCCAGCGCCGCGTGCTCGCGCTCGACCGCGAGGCGGTCGACGAGAAGGCGCGCACCGCGACCCTGAGCTTCTCGAGCGAGGAACCCTACCGGCGCTGGTGGGGCATCGAGATTCTCGGCCACGCCAAGGCCGAGATCGTCCTCGACCGCCTCGACAACCGCGCGCCGCTGCTGCTGCAGCACGATCCCGACCGCCAGATCGGCGTCGTCGAGCGCGTCTGGGTCGACGACGACAAGCGCGGCCGCGCCGTCATCCGCTTCGGCCGCAGCAAGCTCGCCGAGGAAATCTTCGCCGATGTGACCGACGGCATCCGCTCCAAGGTCTCGGTCGGCTACACGATCCACGAGATGGTGCTCGAAAAGGAGGAGGACGGCGTCGCGACCTACCGGGTCACGCGCTGGGAGCCGCTCGAGATCTCCATCGTCGCCGTGCCCGCCGACGACACCGTCGGCGTCGGCCGCGGCGAGGACCCGCGCGCAAGCGCAACCACCGTCAGCATCTCAACGAAAGGAACCGAGATGAGCGACAAGCAGAAAGACGCGCCGGTCCAAGCGAGCCCGCCGGCGCCCGACCTCGCCAAGGCCGTCGCCGAGGCGCGCGCCGCCGAGACGGCGCGCATCAAGGGCATCAACACGCTGCAGCGCGAGCTCGCCTTCGCCGGCGTCACGCCGGACATGGCGGAGAAGGCGCTCGAGCACGGCGTCGGCATCGCCGAGTTCCAGAAGGAGGCGCTGGCGGTCATCGCCAAGAGGGGCGTCAAGCCCGTCGACACCCGCGGCGCCGATATCGGCATGACCGACAAGGAGGCGCGCGGCTTCAGCGTCTGCCGCGCCATCCTCGCCGCCGCGGACAACGACTGGTCGCGCGCCGGCTTCGAGCGCGAGGCTACGCTCGCCGCCGCCAAGCAATGGGGCAAGGAACCGCGCGGCGGCAGCCGGGGCTTCTTCGTCCCCCTCGAAGTCATGCGCGCGCCGCTCGTTGAGACCGAGGCGAAGCGCGATCTCTCGGCCGGCACCGGCTCGGCCGGCGGCTACACGGTCGCGACCACCCTGCTCGGCAGCTCGCTCATCGAGCTGCTGCGCAACCGCATGATGACGCGCCGCATGGGCATCCAGATTCTCTCCGGGCTCACCGGCGATGTCGCCATCCCCAAGCAGACCGGCGGCGCCACCGCCTACTGGATCGCCGAGGGCGCCGCCCCCACCGAATCGCAGCAGACCCTCGGCCAGGTCGCGATGACGCCGAAGACGCTCGGCGCCTTCACCGACATCACGCGGAAGCTGCTGCTGCAAAGCGCCATCGACGTCGAAGCCTTCGTGCGCAACGACATCGCGACCGTGCTGGCGCTCGCCCTCGACGCCGGCTGCATCACCGGCCAGGGCGCCGCCGGCGAGATCCTGGGCATCCTGAACGTCACCGGCATCGGCGCCGTGTCCTGCGGCACGCCGAACGGCGGCGCCCCGACCTGGGACAACATCATCGCCCTCGAGACCGAGGTCGCGATCGATAACGCCGATGTCGGCGCGCTCGGTTATCTCACCAATGCCAAGGTGCGCGGCAAGCTGAAGGCGACGCAGAAATTCTCCGGCACCAACGGCGATCCGGTGTGGGAGAACGGCGGCCAGGAGCCCGGCATGGGCATGCTCAACGGCTACAAGGCGGGCGTCAGCAACCAGGTGCCGTCCAACCTCGCCGAGGGCGGCTCGGGCAACGTGTTGTCGGCGATCATCTTCGGCAACTGGGCCGAATACATCCTCGGCCTGTGGTCGGGCCTCGACGTGCTGGTCGATCCCTACACGCTCGCCTCCAGCGGCGCGATCCGCATCATCAACCACCAGGATGTCGACAGCGCGGTGCGCCACGCCGAGAGCTTCTCGGCCGCGGTCGACGCCATCACCACCTAGGGAGGAGGCGATGCGCGTCACCTTCATCCGAAACGTCTTCGCGCCGGGCGGCGTTCGCCGCCGTCCGGGCGATGCCGACGATCTGCCCGAATCGATGGCCCGCGACCTGATCCGCGTCGGCAAAGCCGTGGTCGAGATCGTCGCCGCCACGCCGGGCCCGGACGCGGCCGCCGCGCGCCCGCCCTCTCGCAAAAAAGGAGACTAGCCCATGTTGGACGCCCATTCCGGCTACGACGCGGTCGAGCTGCTGCCCGCCGCGCGCCGCACATCGACGACCAACGGCTCCGGCGTCGATGTCCGCGACTATCACGGCCGCGGCAAGGTCACGCTCTCGACCGGCACGGTTACGGGCACGACCCCGACCCAGGACGTGAAGATCCAGGACAGCGCCGACAATTCGGCCTTCGCCGATCTTTCGCCCAACCTCGCCTTCGTCCAGCAGACGGTGGCGGGGAAGCAGGAGATCCAGGTCGATCTCGACACGGTGCGCCGCTACATCCGCGCCGTCGCCACCATCGCCGGCACAACGCCGAGCTTCGACTCGGCGGTGATCCTGACGGCGCGCAAGCAGAATCGCACCTGACGCCGCCGTGGCCGTCGAAACAGCCGCCTCGGTCAAGTCGGACTTCTTCGACCTGAACGATTGGGCCGAGGCGGCGACCTACGATCCCGCCGGCACGCCCGTCGCGACCCGCGCCATCCTCGACAAGCCGGCGGAGAAGAGCTTCGATCTCGGCGGCGCCGGGGGCGCGGTGCAGGTGACGCGCAAGCGCGTCGCCCACGTGCCGGCCGTGGATTTCGCGACCCCGCCGGTCAAGGGAGCGTCGATCCTGATCGGTGCCGCGACCTATTCGATCCTCTTCGTCGAGGCCGACGAGATCGCGCATGTCTACCGCCTGACGCTCAAGATCTGACGATGGCGGCGCCGCTCGATATCCGGCTCGCCGTCGAAGGGCGCTTGAAGGACTTTCTCGACCGCTACGGCGCCGCCTTCGCCCCGGCCGGCAAGCAGGCGGTGACCGAGGCGACGACGGCGCTCAAGACCCGCGTGCGCGCCATCGTGCGCGCCGCCTTTCCCGGCTCGCGGCGCGTCGCCAACGCGATGCGCTCGCTGGTGATCTCGCCCGACCGCGAGAAGGGCAGCTGGGGCCTGGTCTATTCGAAGTTCGGCCGCGGCAAACCGAACGCGCCCGACTTCGTCGATTATCTCTTGCCGCACATCGTCGGCGCGACCTTGAAGAGCCGCCGCTCCGGCGGCTGGCTCCTGATCCCGATCGCCGCCGGCTACCGCCGCATCAAGAGCCTCAAGGCGCGCGGCGCCATCGACGGCGAGAAGATCGCCTGGGTCAAGGCCAAGGGCCGCATCTACCTGGTGCAGCGCCAGCGCAAGAAGTCGGTGCTGCTCGCCATCCTGGTGCCGCAGGTGAAGCTGAAGCCGCGCATCGCGCTCGCCGGCGTCGTCGGCGCGGCGCAGCGCGCGTTCCCGCTCCGCCTCGCCCAGGTGCTGGACGAAAAGCACGCCGCCGCGCTGGCGGCGGCACGGGGATGAGCGATGGCTTCGGTCAACGAGGAGGTGATGGCCTGGGCCGAGACGCGGCTCGCGACCATCGCGGGCTTCGCCAAGCTGCGCGAGGCCCAGGGCGACAACGCCGGCGCCATCCCGTATCTCAATCTCTTTCAGGACGGCGAGACCGCCGATCTCGACGAGGAGTCGGGCGAGACCCGCATCGTGAAGTCGATCGCGATCGGCTGCGAGGTCCAGGCGGCGGACGGCAAGGCGGCGGCCCAGGCGATGAACGACGCCTACGCCAAGGTGCACAACGCCCTCATGCCCCAGGCCAATTGGAGCCAGGCGACCACCGGCATCAACCAAGTCCGCCCCGCCGGCCGCCAGGGCCTGAATTTCGTCGATGCCGGCGCCAACGCCGACATCCAGGCCTACGAGGAGTTCCTATTCGAGATCGAATACGCGCACGCCGACGAGGACGCCAACGCCGTCGCCTAGGCGCGCGAGCATCCGTGACGCGGCGGACCAGGGAGACAAGCGATGCCCGAGAAGCAACCCGAGACCTTCACGCCCAAGCTGGTCGAGGCCGGCGTGACCCGGATCGACGACGAGGCCGATCACGATCGGGTCGACCGCGACAAGGCGGGGCAAGATGCCGTGCAACCGAAGCGCGAGCGCCGCCCGCCGGTCCCGGATCGGGGTCCGGGACAAGCCCCGGGCTCGGACCCGGGACAGGCCGACAAGGAGTAACGTCCGATGCCCAACCTCTACCGGCTCCGCCAGCGCGTCATGGCCATGAAGCTCGAGGCGACCTCGGGCGCCGAGGAGACGCCGACCCTCGCCGCCGACGCCGTCAAGGCCGAGGCGATCTCCTACGTCACGAACTTCCCGCCGGTCGAGACCAACGAGCACCAGGACGGGCTCGACACCTCCGATCCGCTCTACGGCGCCGGCTGGGGCGAGGTCACCTTCGGCGTCAATTTCCGCGGCTCGGCGACGCCGGGCACCTCGACGCCGGTCAACGATTCGATGCTGCAATCCGCCGGCTTCGCGCGCGCCGATCTTGCCTCCGCCCATTCGGGCACGGCGCAAGCGGGCGGGGCCAACTCCATCACCCTCGCCGCCGGCGCGTCCGGGACCGACGACCTCTACAACGGCATGCCGATCGATTTGACCGGCGGCCCCGGCTCGGGCGAGGTCAACGTCATCACCGATTACAACGGCACCAGCAAGGTCGCGACCGTGCAACGCACCTGGACGGTGACGCCGACCGCCGCGACGACCTACTCGATCCCCGCCAACTCGCTCTACAAGACCGCGTCGCAGAACCTCAAGACGGCGTCGATCCGGGTCTGGGACAAGAACCAGGCGACCTCGGTCGACGCGCTCCTGAACCGCTTCGCCGGCACCTTCGCCAATCTCCGCTTCTCGCTCAATCCGCACGATCTGCTGCGCGGCCAGGCGTCCTATCGCGGCAAGCTCGCGGTGGCGCCGGCCAACGTCGCCGATCCGGGGGCCGCGACCTACACGACCCTGAAGCCGCCGGTCTACAACGCGGCGCAGACCGTGCTCGGCACCGCCTTCGTCCAGATCGGCGGCTTCTCCATCGATCTCGGCAACCAGGTCGAGCAGCCCGACAACACCGACAGCGCCTTCGGCTACGACGAGGCGCAGGCGGTGTCGAGGACGATCACCGGCGAGATCGTGCCGCGCTTGGCACTCCTCTCGACCTTGAACGTATTCTCCGACTGGCTCGCCGGCACCGCGCGCGCCTTCTCGGTGCGCTTCGGCAGCGTCGCCGGGTCGCGCCTCCTCGTCTACGTGCCGGCGCTCCTCGCGACCGCGAAGCGCGACGCCGACGTGCGCGGCTACACCCATCAGGGCGTGCCCTTCAAGGCCAGCGGCGTCGACAGCAACCTTTACTTGTGCGTGTTCTAGCCCATGAAATTCGCCAACCGCGACGATCTCCATCCCTTCGAGCCGCCGGGCCAGGAGAAGGTGCCGGAGGCCGAGCGCCGGCGCTACACGCTGCGCACGCCGCTGAAGCGCGACAAGGTCACGCTCTCCCAGCTCGTGCGCGCCCGCGGCGGCCGCCATGTCGCCGAGGACATCGTGCGCGCGCGCCAGATCGAGGCGGTCGAGGCCATCGCCGGCGCCGACGAGGCGCTGCGCGAGATGCAGCTTGCCATCGTCGAGCGCCACGCCGAGGCGAGGAAGCGCCTGGCGCTCGCCGCCGAGCTTGCGCCCGAGCCGCAGCGCCTCGCGGCCAACCGCGCCTTCTACTTCGCCGTGCGCGGCGCCAAGATCGGCCGCGACGCGCTGCCCGAGGATTTGCCCGAGGATCTAGCGGCGCTCGCGATCGAGGCCTGCGCCGCCGCGCGCGCCTATTGGGACCTGGCGCTGGTGCTCGAGAGCCACGACGCCATGCTGGCGCAGTACGCGGCGAGCAACGAGAGCTATGACGCGGTGTTCAATCTCGAGGCGGCGGCGCTCTTCGTCGTCGACTGGCAGAACCTCGCCGGGCGGCCGGCGCTGAAAGGCGGACGGCTCGATCCGGCGAGCCTCGAGGCGATCCCCGACGAGGACATCGCCTGGATCGGCGTCAAGGCGCTGGAGCTCATGACCGTCGCGGCGTCCGAAGCAAAAAACTCCGCTGCGCCCTCTGGTACCGGCACGACCCCGGACTCTTCGAGGGCGCCGAGCGCGCTGCACTAGACGCGCCGCTGACGACGGCAGACGGCGAGATCGACGGCTGGGTCGCCGCCGATCTCGGCTTCAGCGAGGAGGCGCCGCTGCGCGTCCACCCGCTGCAGCTCTGCGCGGCGGAGGACTTCGACCTGGTCGATCTCTGGGCGCGCTGCAAGGGCGGCGATCTCGGCGGCGGCCCGCTGCCCGAGGCCGGCGGCGTGCTCGACCAGGTCAATTGCGTCATCGACGCCTTCGCCGTGATCGACGCCGCGTGGCGGGCGCTGACGAAGAAGGACGACGAGAAGGACAAGTAGATGGCCGCCACCGAACGCGCCCTCGCCGCCGCTTCGAAGGGCGGCGGACGCGCCCACGCGAAAGACGGAGCCTGACATGGCCACGACCGAACGGGCGCTAGCCGTCAAGTTCGTCGCCCGCAACCAGGAGCAGGTGCTGGCCGCGCTGCGCCAACTCGGCCAGGAGGGCGAGCGCGCGGCGCAGCAGATCGAGCGCAGCTTCGCGCGGCCCGCCGGCAACGTCGTCGTGCTCGACCGCGCCATGCGCATCGCCGGCGACACGGCCTCGCGGCTCGCCGCCCAGGCCGCGGCGGTCAACGCGCCGATCGGCGCCATCGCGACCGGCGCCGTCGCCGCCGGCAGCGCCTTCACCGGCCTCGCCGCGACGCTGGGCGGCGTCGTGATCGGCATCCAGCAGCTCAACCGCGCCGCCGCCGCCTCGGAATCGCTGAAGAAGCTCGCCGACGATCTCGGCGTCACGACGCAGCAATTGCAAGCGCTCGAGTTCGCCGGCGTCAAGGCCAAGATCGAGGTCGAGCAGCTGCGCCAGGGCCTGGCGCAGTTCCAGGCCCGCGCCTTCGACGCCCAGTCCGGCCGCGGCCGCGCCGAGGACATCTTCAAGCAGATCGGCTTGAGTGCGCGCGAGGCCAACGGCGAGGTCAAGTCGACCTTCGAGCTGCTGGGCGACGTGGCCGAGCGCCTGAAGGAGTTCGACCGCGCCGACCGCCTGACGATCGTCCGCAGCCTCTTCGGCGACGACCGGCTCCTGCCGCTGCTGGAGCGGGGCCGCGGCGGCATCGCCGACATGGCGCGCGAGGCCGAGGCGCTCGGCCTCGTGCTGCGCAGCGACGTGGTCGAGCCGACGGCGAAGTTCGCCGAGAATCTCCGCGTCGCCGAGGAGATCGTCGGCCGGCGCTTCCGCGTCGCCATCACCGAGAGCCTCGCCGCGCTGCTCCGCGTCAACGACGCGCTCGGCGAGGCCGCGGCGCGCCTGCTGCCGGCGCGCGAGGAAGCGGAGAAGATCGACGCGGCGCTGGGCCGCACCGGCGACGCGGTCGCGAAGCTCGCCACACCGCCCCAGGCCTTCCTCGACTGGCTCGGCGAGGCCTCGCGCATCGCCGGCGGGCTGCGCGACCAGTTCCTCAACCTCTTCCGCGGCGGCGACAGCGGCGATGTCATCGTGCCGATCCCGCCGCGCCCGGGCGACGACAGCGCCGCGTTCCGCGCGGCTTACAATTCGCGCCTCGCCAACAGCAGCGTCGCGGCCGCGCAGGGGCGTCGCCTGCGGCCGCCGGGAACCGGCGGCGCGGACAACGAGCGCTCCCGCGCGCTCGAGGAGATCGCGCGGCTCGAAGCCGAGGTGGCGCGCATCGGCCTCGAAGGCATCGACCTCATCGACGCGCGCTACCAGGAGCACCTCGCGCGCTTCCGCAAGCTCCACGCCGAAAAGAAGATCGAGCTCGCCGATTTCGTCCGCGCCGACCTGGCGCTGACCGAGAAGGCGGAAAAGGAGAAGGCCGAGCTCGCCAGGCGCGAATACGAGCGCGCGCTCGACGAGCAGCTCCGCGCCAACGAGCGCGCGGCCGAGGAGGCGCTCCGGCCCTGGCTGCAATTCGGCGACACGCTCATCGACCTCTTCGCCCGCGCCGGCGCCGAGGGCGGCAAGGCGCTCGGCGCCAATCTCGCCGCCGCCGGTCGCGGCTTCGGGCTCGACCTCGCGCGCGCCGCGCTGCAGCCGCTGATGACGCAGCTCGCGGGTTTCGTCGGCGGCGGATCGCTCAATATCGGTGGGAGCAATCTCGGCGGCATCCGCCTCCCCGTCGGCCAGGCCAATCTTTCGGCGGGCGAGATCGAGCTTCTGCAACGCGCCGGCGCCGCCCTCCCCGGCGCCTCGCTCGGCTCCGCCTTCGGCGCCGGATTGCAGGGCTTCGGCGTCGGCTCGACCTTGGGCGGGCTCTTCCCTCGCGCCTTGAACCAGACCGGGTCCTCGATCGGCGGCGCCATCGGCGGCATCGCCGGCCTGGCGCTGACGCCGATCCTCGGCCCCCTGGGACCGATCCTCGGCGGCCTCGCCGGCGGCGCGCTCGGCGGCCTCTTCGGGCCCAAGGGCGGCAAGAAGCCCATCCCGCGCTATGCCGGCGGCCTGGTATCAACCGCGGGCGGCGTCGCCGCGCGCTACACGCTGGCCTCGAACTACGCCGAAGATCTCGGCGCCGGCGGCGACTTCGCCGACGCGCTCGCCGGCGCGCTCAACGCCTTCGCCAAGAGCTTCCGCGCCACGCTCGGCCGCGCCTCGCTCAACTACGCCGTCGACGCCGGCGGATTCCGCGTTTTCTCCTCGGACGCCGACCAGCGCACCTTCGGCGCCGGCGGCGATGCCGGCCTCGCCATCGCCCGCGCCCTCCAGGGCCTGGGCGGCGAGGGCTTCTTCGCCGGCCTCTCGGGCCGCGCGCGCACGGCCCTCGGCCGCTCGCGCGGCGGCTCGGTCGAGGAGCTGATCGCCGACGTCGAGTTCGCCGACCGCATCGAGGAGGTGATCAAGGGCCTCGAGGCGGTCAACGACAATCTGAAGGCGATCGAGCTCCAGGCGCGGACCGCCACGCAGGAGCAGGTCAAGTCGATCTCCGCCTTCGTCGAGCGCGCCGAGGCCTTGGGCGTCGGCGCCGAGGGCCGCGCCGGGCTCGGCGTCGTGGCGGCGGGCCTGCTAGATTTCGTGCGCGAGGACGTGAGCGAAGAGACCGCGGCCTTCGCGCGCTTGAGCGAGCACTTCCGCGTGGTGCGCGAGGAGGCCGACAAGCTCGGGCTCACGCTCGACGCCGTCGCCGCCGCCGAGACCCGCGAGCGCGCCGAGCTGCAGCTCAGGCTCGCCCAGTCGAGCGGCCTCAACCGCTTCTTCGAGGAGCTGCAATTCGGCGGCCTCTCCGGCGCCGCGCCCGGCGCCTCGCTCGAGGGCAGGCGCGCCTCGTTCCTCGCCGCCGTGGCCCAGGGCCAGACCGGGCGCTTCGAGGAGCTGGGGCGCGGACTGCTCGAATCCTCGCGCGGCTTCTACGCCTCGGGCGCGGGCTTCCAGGCCGATCTCGCGCTGGTGCGCTCCGCCGTCGCCGACGCGCTCGGCGGCAACGCGTTCGTCGCGCCCATCGTCGCCGCCGTCAACGACAACGGCGCGCTGCTGGGCCGCGTGCTCGACGAGCTTTCGAACCTCCGCCGCATCACCGAGGCCCAGGCCGAGGAGATCGCGAGCTTGACCGCGCTGCTGCGCCGGGCCGCGTGACGTGCTCGCGGTCATCATCCGGCCCTTCGACGGCGCCGCCGCCGTCGTTTGGGAAGCGCCGCCCGCGGCCTACGGCGAGGAGACCTACGGGCCCGACCCGCAATACACGACCTACGGCGCCGAGACCGTCATCCATCTCGCCGACCGCGCCTACACGGGCAAGCCGAGCGACGACGGCACGATCGCGGCGCATTCGGCGATCTTCCAGTCGCCGCCCGCGCCCTACGGAGGCGGCGACGGCGGCGAGGGCGGCGAGTACGGCCCGACCCAGCTCGACTACGACATCCGCTTCCCGGCGACGACGTCGCCCGACGCGCCGAACGTCGCCAACGTGTATTTCGCGCCGCGCCTGCAATCCAGCTTCAACCTGGCGTTGAGCCTGTTCGAGGGCGACGAGCCGCGCGGCCGCGCCCGGCCCGGCCTCGGAGAGATGCGCATCGTCAACGCCGACGGCGCGCTCGACGAAGCGCTCGCCCAGGGCTGGGACGGACGGCCGATCGATTTTTACGAGGGCGCGCCGGGCGCCGCCTTCGCCGCATTCGCGCGCCGCTACCGCGGCACCTGCGACGGCATCGTGTGGGACGAGACCGGCATCACGGTGCGCCTGCGCGATCCGCAGCTGCGCATGGACCAGCCGATCCAGACGCGGCTCTATGCCGGCACCGGCGGCCTCGAGGGCGGCGCCGAGCTTGCCGGTGTGGTCAAGCCGCTGGCCTTCGGCTTCTGCGAGAACGTCGCCGGCATCCCGGTCGATCCGGCCAATCTCGTCTATCACTTGCACGACGGCGCGATCAAAAGCGTCGCCGCCGTCCGCGACAAGGGCGTCGCGCTCGCGGCATCGCTCGACCACGCCGACTACGCCGCGCTGGTCGCGGCGACGATCGCCGCCGGCAGCTACGCGACATGCCTCGCCGAGGGCCTGGTCCGCCTGGGTGCGTCGCCCGCCGGCCTCGTCACCGTCGATCTCGAGGGGGACAACAGCAACGGCGTCTATGTCGCCGACAGCGCCGGCATCGTCGCGCGCATCGCCTCGCAGCGGCTTCCTGCCGCCGACCGCTTCGGCGACCCGGACGGGCTCGATTCGAACGCGCTCGCCGCCTTCACGGCGCTGCAGCCGGCCGAGATCGGCTTCGTCGTGCAGTCGCCGGCCAGCGCCGGCGCCGTCGCCGACGAGATCATGGCCGCGGCCGGCGGCGTCTGGTTCGTCGCCTTCGACGGCCGGCTCGCCGTCGCCCGGCTCGATCTGCCGTCGGCGAGCCCGGCCGCGACCTTGAAGCGGCACCGCTTCGGCGCGCTCGAGCGCCGCGGCGCGGTGCCGCGCTGGCGCACGCGCATCGGCTATCGCCGCATGTGGTCGGTGCAGTCGAAGGACGATCTCGCCGGCGCGGTCAGCGAGGAGAAGCGCGCGCTCTATTCCGAGGACTACCGCTATGCGGTCGCGATCACCGACGGCGCGCGCGAGACGCACAAGCGCGCGCGCGACGTGGTCGTCGCCGGCTTTTTCCGCCACGAGGCCGACGCGGCGGCCGAGGCGGCGCGCCAGCAGGCCCTCTTCGGCGCGCTGCGCCACATCTACCGCGTCCGCGTCGATGCCGGCCCGTTCGACCGCGCGCTCGGCGACATCGTGGCGCTCGACGGCGTCGCGCGCTTCGGCTGGACGCCGCCCAAGAGCTTCGTGCTCGTCGGCATCGACGCCGACGCGGCGCGCGGCGAGACCTCCTACGACCTTTGGGCCTGAGATATGGCGAAGCCGCTGATCGCGACCACCGAGAGGAGCGACGCCGCCGCGCTCACCGGCATCGGCACGCTCGCCGCGAGCCTGCCGATAACCAATTTGCAGACCGTCCAGCCCGGCGAGGCCGCGCGCTGGACCTCGCTCACGGGCATGGCGGTCGAGGCCGATCTCGGCGCCGCCGCCGCGATCAACCTGGTGGCGCTTCTAGCCCATAACGGCACGAGCGCCGCGACCTGGCGCATCCGCGCCGCGACCTCGCAGGCCAACTTGACCGCAGCACCAGGCTACGATTCGGGCACGGTCTCGATGTGGCCCGCCGCGGGCAAGCCGGCGGGCTACGCTGCGACCGACCGGCTGCACGCCATCCACTATCTCGCGACGGCGCAGAGCTTCCGCTGGTGGAGGGCCGACCTGACCGACGCCGCCAACCCGGACGGATATTTCGAGGCCGGCCGGCTCGTCATCGACGCCGCCTGGCAGCCCTCGCGCAACTTCGTCGTCGGCTGGACGCTCGGCGTCATCGACGTCTCGGCGCCGGTCCGCAGCGCGCGCGGCCATCTCTGGCCCGGCATCACCGACAGCGCCAAGGCGCGGGCGATCGAGTTCGGCCTCAGGGCCTTGAGCGAGGACGAGATGCGCGCCAACGCCTACGAGCTCGACCGCAAGCGCGCGCGCTCGAAGGACGTGCTGGCGCTGCGCGACCCGGCGGCCAACGCCAACCTGCATCTCTGGACCGTCTACGGCCTCATCAGCGAGCTCGGGCCGCTGCGGCACATCACCATGAGCCGCTACGAGAAGTCTTATCGGGTCGAGGAAATGACGCCGTGATCCACCTCGAGCGCACGAAGGAAACCTTCACGACCACCGGCACCGGCTCGATCACGGTCGCCGGAGCCGCCTCGGGCTTCCGCACCTTCGCCGCATCGCTCTCGGCCGACTACGCCCTCTCCGGCACCGTCGCCAAGGTCGGCTATTTCATGATCGGCGCGCCGGGCGGCGCCGACCAGAACAACTGGGAGCGCGGCTACGGCACCTTCACCACCGGCACCGGCGTGATGACGCGGACCGTGATCGCGTCGTCGAACGGCGGCGCGCTGGTGTCGTGGTCGGCCGGCACCAAGTACATCATGGGCGCGCCGGCGGCCTTCCCCGACACCAACGCGCCCGGCATCTTCCGCGGCGCGGCCCGCCCCGGCTGGCTGCGCGACCAGAGCTTTTGGATCGACACCGACGCCGCGCCGGCGACGCTCCACTGGTTCGACGGCACCGACGATATCCCCGCCCTCATCGTCGACGAGACGGCGAACCACGCCGCGCCCTGGGGCGTCGCGCGCCCGCTCGCCAAGACCGCCGCCTACACCGTGGTCAAGGCCGATGCGGGCCGCCTCATCGAGGCGACCAGCGGCACATGGACGCTCGCGCTCACCGCCGCCGCCACGCTCGGCGCCGGCTACTGGTTCGGATTGCGCAACACCGGCACCGGCGTCGTCACCGTCGATCCGAACGCGGCGGAGACCATCGACGGCAGCACGACCTTGCTGGTGCAGCCCGGCGAGTCCTTCCTCATCGCCTGCGACGGCACGGATTTCGTCACCCTCGGGCGCCTCACCATCAACGCGCTGACCGAGGACACGACGCCCGATCCGGCGGCGGACTTCCTCGTCGCCTACGATGCGTCAGCCGCCGCGCTCAAGAAGATCAAGTTGCTGGTGCCCGGCACGGCGGTGCAGACGGTCATGACCGTGACAGAGGCCGTGGCGACGGGGACCACGACGATCCCCGGCGACGACACGATCCCGCAGAACACCGAGGGCACGGAATTCATGACCGTGGCCATCACGCCGAAATTCGCCGACAGCACCCTCGTGATCGAGGCGACGGCGCTCCTCGCCATGTCGACGGCGGCGGACGGCGCGTTCGCTTTCTTCGTCGACTCGACCGCCGACGCCATCGCCGCCGCGATGCGGTTCTTCTCGACCACGAACGACAGCGGCATCGTCAAACTCGACCACAAGCTCACCTCGGGATCGACCGCGGCGCGGACCTACAAGTTCCGGGCCGGACCGACCAGCGCCGCGACGCTGACCTTCAACGGCATCG